ACCTTCATCAATACATGTATTTTTCTTTTTCATTGCCTTTTTGATCAAGGCTTCAGCTAATTTTCTTCCTGTCATTGGTTGGTTTCCTTGTGCGGTTGAAGATGAACCATTAGGTTGGGCAGTGCCAGTAACGAATTCAATCTGAGAGTTATTTGTTTTCTTTTTCTTAATCGGATCAGCTGGTTGAACAGTATTAGAACTTGGAGTAGATCCAACATCATAACCAGAAGAACCAGATGTTTGAATCTCTTCTTCTAAATCACCACCTTTGTTTTTACGACGAGTAAATTTCTCATTGTCAAAGTTTTGGCGAGAAGTAATTGATGAGATTTTCTTACCAGATCTGTCTTTTTTAGACCAAGCATCTGGGTCGAATACAATCTGTTCTTTGCGATCAGCAGAAACTGTATCTTCTTTTATTTTTAATTTAAACGGTAACATTTTAACCCTTTAATAGCGACTTCAAGAACCAACCGTGTTTAGCATGTACATCTAAACGGTCAGCTACGAAATTCGCTATACCTTGTTTCTTTTCTTTAGTTGCTAGATCGAATAATTTATTTAGGCTATCTATAACTTTATTGTTAGCTTCTTGTAAATTAGTAAACATTTCACGAGGAGATGATGGTTTATCAGAGTCCTCTTCAATAGTTCCTGACCCCAAAAGATCTTTTAGACTATGTGGAGAATATTGACCAATAACACGGATGCGCTCAGATAGAGGATCTACTGCACCATGTAGTTCTTCATAAAGATCTCCAAGAAAATCGTGATACTGAGCAAAGTCTGCACCCTCAACATTCCAGTGATACGAATGAGCCTTAAAATACATAATAAATGTATTGGCAAGGGCTATATGTAATGCTGCTGTTAGTTGTTCCATTAAAATGTTACTCCATTATTTGGTTTATTATATCGTTTATGCGACATGCGTGCTTTTTCTACTTGTTTAACACGTGACACCATACGAGCAGATAAACGATCTACTATTTTTCTTCGTTGATGAATAAAACGTTCAATACGTTCCTTTTGACCAATTGAAACTTTTTGTGGGTTTTGACCTCTTAATAAACGTTTCTTCATAGCTGAAATAGCCATGCGTCTTGCACGTCTATTTGCTACTTGCGGAGTTGAGAATCTTTTAATAGCAATTTTTTCAGCACGAACACGTTTAGCTTTAGTTCTGCGCATTCTAGCTTTTGATTTAATACGTTCTTGCCTAGAAAGAACTTCCATTAAAACTGGACTATCTAATTCAGCTTCTTCAGCTACTGGCTCAATTTCTTCACCAGTGTCTTCATCAACTATAATCAACTCGTCATCTTCATACAAATCTAACATATCATCATCAGTCCAAGCATCTAAATCACATTCAAGAATTTTCTCAAAGTCTTCTTCAGTCCATTCACCGAACTCTTGAATTTTGACATCGGTTTCTTCTTCAACGACTTTACTTACAGATGCACCCAACCCAGCAGATTTTAGTTTTCTAAGAAACTGAGAGTAGTTTATTAGTGATTTTGCATCACCTTTTTTATCTTCGTTAAACATATTCAGTTCCTTCTTTAAACCTAGCAATAGCAACTGCATTTTTACCCTTTCCTTGAAGAGTTTTTGCAGCAGCATGGGCTTGGTGGCCATTAGAAAATTCTTTCCATGGTTTGTTATCAATATGTACAGTATGTGGGCGATCCATTAATTTCTTAGCTTTGAATGCTGGCTTTGGTTCATTATGGTATTCATCATCTTCTCGTTTGTTCTGATGTAAACCACCATGAGGAGAAGCAAACCCATGAGCATATGAACCTTCACCAAGATGATGTTTAATCTTCATACGTTTTAAAGCATCAATACTTGGCGCAATATGAGTATTACCTTCCATCTCATCTTCAATCTTATCAGCGATATCTTTTTGCTCTGGGCTTTCTTCTTTTGGTTGTGTTTGACCCAAAGATTTCTTATAGTCTTTCATAGACATAATAGATCTAGCGATATTATATTTTGAATTCTTATCAACAACAGGAGATTCAACCGCTTCAGTTTTCAAAGCATCTTTTTCACGCTGTTGTTTTTGTTGAAGTGCTAGTTTTTCTTTTGCTTGTTTAGCAACTAACTGAGCTTCTGCGCTATCCGCTTGAGCTTTTTTCATCTGGGAATTACCAGTTGCTGCGGTAGCGTCTGCTTCTAATAGTTCTTTAAAGGATAGCATAAATTTTCTCTCTGTTAATTGTACGTCTTGAATCCATTTACTAACTTTTAAACCTTCTTCGTTTTGAAGAAGTAAATGATTAGAACCACGTTTTATAATCTTATAGACAACATTACTGCTTTCTACAATATCACCTTCGTTAAAAATCTCTCCACGAAAATACTGCTCGCGCAAATTATCTTTTACTAGATTAATCTGTTCTTTAATTGGTTCTAGATCTAATCCAGAACGAACATCATTCATCAAACGTTTTGCGTCTAACTCTCTAACAGTAATTGGAAGTCCACTTTTGAAACTTTGGTAGTTACCCTTACTCGCTAATTTAATTAGTTTATCATCAGAGTCTGGACATTTAGTTCCAGCGGATACAACTTCCACATTTTCAAAACCATACTTCTTTAAACTCTTTTTAAATTCATTAACATAGTCTGAAGAAGTAACAGCAACAACTGTTTTATACTTCTTTAAACTCTGAATTGCTTCTGGCAATTCTTTTGGAATGAATTTAGTATTTGGAAAAAATAGATCCAAATACTGCATCTTTTTACTAATTTCTAATGGATTTTTCTTAGCGTCTTGTACTGAAGATACAAAAATAAAATGATCAGCTTTGCGCTGCTTCGCTAATTTACGGACTACCTTAATTTCTAATTCGTGCCCAACATTCGGGGGATTGAAATTACCTACCGCAAAAACAGCGGTCTTGGATGGTAGTTCGTTTAGTAGGTCTTTGTAGTTCTTCATTCATTTCCATCAGTATATTAGTAACAGTATTATTTAGCGTTTTAAATGTTTAAAGTATTCTATTTGTCTTAAACGTTTCTTTGCACCAGCTAAAGATGTTGTTCTTCCAAGGTTCTTACCTTTTTCGCTTTTTACTTCGTAACCACTATCAGTTTTTACAATGTATTCTTTAAGGTATTCCTTGAAAGTGATCATCAGCAATTCCACTTTCTTAATGCTAATGCTTTACGAGTTGGCTCGCCATTTGGTTTCTTCATTGGTCCATCTACACCAGACATTCTAGCACAGAATGATTTGCGACGATTAGCAGCTTTGCTACCTTTCTTCAACTTAGAAGGTGGTGTAGTTACTGCCATTTGTAGGTGTCCGCCAGTCTTACGATTGTAAGCGTCTACACCTTTTTGAGTCAAACCACCAGTTGAAGATTTATATCCTTTAGCATCAATTGCTGCTTCATCAAGTTCAGACTCTTCTTTAACACAAGAATCTTCTTCATAGTCTTTCTTTCCTGGAACTTTTTTATAACCATCCCAGCAAGGATTCTTTTTCTTTTCTTCTAAGTAATCTTTAAAACTAATCATTATGGCCACCTGCTTTCCTTAAATCGTTATATAATTCTTCTCTGTGTGCTGGTTTCATTTGTGATGATAGATGAGATTTGAATTCTTCTTTATTACCATCAGCAACTAAAGCACGTAATTTAGTTCCAGATACACCAGCTGTTCCTTTAGCATTCTCATCTCTATCACCAGCATTATGAAATTCTATATCTTTAAAATTATAGTATCCATGCTTACCTTCTTTACCATTATATTTTTGTAGAAGTTCATGCATAGGTTTACGGTCTGAACCACCAACGAAATGAAGATTACGAATACCAGATTCATACATTTTAGAAGCATGTTGTAGCACAGTTGGTGCTTTCTCATCAGCAACTTCAATATTAGTATTAGGGAAAGCACGTTTAGCATGCTTCAGTTTTTGTTCAGGAGTTAATGGGTTCTTACCATCTTTAGTGCCATGACTACCAGAAAGAACTAATTTATGTTCACCATCAACTTTATTTGCAACCTCATGTAACTTATTAACAACTTGCTCATGACCAGCAGTTGGAGGATTCATACGACCAAAAGCCAATACACCTTGACGAATTGGTTTAGCAGATTCTTTTAGGAAGGATAAAAAGGATAACATTTATTTACGAACCTTTAATAAGTTTTGACGAGCAAACTCAGCACGGTTTACTAACTTAGTTGGTTCGCCTTTATGATTAACTACATAACCTTCTGGTTTTGATTCTTCACCATTAATATGATAATCATAACCACCCTTAGATGACTCTAGTGAATTAACAAGAGTGTTCTTTGCAGCTTGTAGATGAGAGTGCATTTTAAACGCAGCATCGTAGTGTTCTTTGTGAGCGTCAACGTGGGCTAATTGACCTTCACCTTCACCGATTTTTGCCTCCTTAGACTTATCAGTCTTAACCTTATCAGCCATCTTCTGGTACTTATCCATGACGTGCTTCTTAAAGTCTTCAGTATTTGGAGTAGAACCATCACGAACAGTTTGATTGATGTAAGTAGCCAAATGACCAGCGTCACCACCATGACGTGCGATATGCTTATACATATCTGGATTCTTTAAATGAACATCACGTGCAGCATGCATATGTTGTTCAAATTGTTTTTGAGCTTCTGGCGAGTAAGATACTTTCTTAGTATCAAAGTTAGCAGTATGTAAATGAACGTCTGGATGTTCTTTGAAATCAGAGTCACTAACATTAGGAGTTGCTTTCATATCACCAAGGTCTTTACCTTCGTATTTCGTATGAACAACAACTCCGACTTTAGAACGTTTTACTTTTTCGGCTTCTTTACCATGAGCCGTATAGGTAATTGTGTTTGGTGTAAAAGATACTGAACCATCTTTATGAACATCGTGGTCTTCAGGAGTATGCATCAAGTCACCTTGATATACACCTTTCTTTGGAGCAACCTTTTTAAGATTCGCCAAAGCAGATTTAAGTTTAGACGCTAGACCTGGAGCATGTCCATGGTTAGTATCAATATCTTTTTCTGAGTAATTAATTTTAGGGTTCTTATTGAATGCTGACTTAGAAGCAACAAAAAACTTACCAGTAGTTGGGTGGTGACCGAAAACGATAGAAGGAGAACCATCAAACTTTTCTGTTAGGGCATTACTAGATTCCCCAGATTTCATCTGTTCGTGGGCTTGTTTTAATGCACCCTCAGCGTGTTCAAAACCCTCGCTGCCGTGTAGGAATGGGCGATCTTCCGCATGGTGAATATGCTTTAGTTTAGCACCCTCAGCTTCGGCTTCTTCTTTTAAAAAATCTTTAAAATTTAACATAGTAGTATATTTAGGGTGCCACGATTCTCTGGAGCATACCCATTAGTTTGCCTTTTTCTATATGATGAGATACGAAATTTGTCTTTTCATCTATGCGCATGCATAGAGAAAACAGAGGCATACCTGTTTTTGTGCTTGAAAAGTTAATGAAAGGTTTAGTCTTATTATCAACATAGACTGCTTTTAAATCAATATTCATTAATGATAAAGAACCCTGTAGATTATGAAATCTAAAGATTTTAACTTCTTTGGCAGATAAATTATTTGGCATATCAACAGTTTTATCTTGCCTTGAAGAAAAATAGACTATTCCATCGGATACACTATTATAAACAGCGTTGCTCCTCTGAGTCATCATTCTATTGAATTGAGTAGCAAGTTCTTTGTAAACAATACGATTGGCCACACCGAGACCGTCGCTTTTTAATAATTCGAAGAATTTCTTTTCTAATGCTGGACCAATTTTAAAATCAGCAAGCTGAGCCCATATGTATTTGTGATCATCTATTGTACCAGAACTTTTAGTAGTAAACTTCTTTTGTTTATCTGCAACAGATAAATCCATTTTTTGTTTATCAATAAAAACACCAACGTCTATTTTTGTATCATTTGATGATTGAGAACCGACTGCTTTAATATCAATACGATTATATAAGCTGTTCTCATAAATCTTTTTAGCAGCATTAGCAACTGGCGGTGAATTTGCCCAGCGAACTGCAGATGCAATTACATTTTTTAAATTACGAAGGTGTCGTGGATTCTTAAGTGCTTTGATATTAATAAGGGGAGAATTTATTTCCCAATAAAGATCGTCAACAATTTTTGGTTCTTTATTTGGGGACTTCATTGGTCCAATTATTTGGTGCATATCACTATCATTCAACATCTTAATCATTTCAGTAACATCACCCTCAACAACTGCTTGATTTTTATTTAAGAAACGTTGAGTAACAGCAGCTGAATATATAATCTCAGTCATATCTCCAGCATTAACAGATCTTCCACCAAACTCGGAAGTTTTCATAATCTGATCTAATGAAATCATATTTGTGGTTTGAGTACCACGTTGATATGATAATTGAATGTTTTTAAAAGGTACTGAACCAGTTCTGATAACTGTGCTAATATCAACCGAGTCGGTAAGGTCTGTTGCTAGTTTTGTAACAAGTCTACCAGAGCGAGGGTCTGGATATGTTATCTTATTGAACGGTTGTTGTTTACCGTCCACCGTGGTGAATGGTGATTTATTACCTTCAATTAGTTTTTCGATCAAAGCGATAATACGAGTTTCGCCATGTCTAGATTTGAAATCTTTTTGCGTCAAGCCAGCCATCAATATCTCCTATACTATACAATATTTAGTTTATTATATTTGCGCTCCCAAACTAATATCTTGCGTAGTAATAGTGGAACTACCTCATTATGTTTATCAGTTTTAAAAGTTCTTTGAATACCAGATAATGTGCCAGAAACTTTATATGTTTTAGCGTAACGAATTAATGTAGCAACTGGAATAGTTGGTCTACGCATTTTGAAATCTAGATATGTACAGTGAGCGTGAGCTTCTATTTCGTCTTTACCAGCATGATACTTTCTGTTTTCATCTAGTTTCTTTTTACCACTTCGTTTGTAGTATGCTGAAGTCGCATTATAGGTATCTGGTTTACCATAGTATTGTCTGAAGTGAACAAACTCATGCATCATAACTTGAATGACACGAAATTTAAATCTATTCCAAGTTGTATCAGTAAATTTAAACTTCTCGTATGTAGTATCTGGACTTGTGTAAATATCTAGTTCGCAGTATTGTTCTTCAGTATAATAACCACCACCGATTGAAATACGTTTACAAGGTTTCTTTTCTTTATGAAACTGAATGCAAAAACGCCACTTCTTGAAGTAATTCCTCAAGCCAGTGGCGTCGTTTTTATATCGGTCTAAATCATCCCATACTTTTGAAGGAATGAATTTGGCTCTGAACGGTCTTTCTAAAAACCCAAGAAATTCGATAAAGTCGAAATTAAGTTTTTGAATATAGTTCATTGCCCTTGTTTTACACTTTTAGATTCTCCTCTAAAAATGCTATGACCTTCCCTTGTTCTTCTAAGTTAGTATTAGGAAATTCAGTGATGTATGACATCAAGTCAAAATTTGACAACAGATTATTATATTTAGTTTCCCTCCCTCTTAGGAACTGCTCGGACTGGTCGGAACCCCTATCTTTATATCGTTGTTCTAGAACCTGTTTCGGAGCATTTAGGAACACAATTTTAAGATCGGTATTGGGTAATCCCATAGCGAATTCTAGGAAGGATTGATTAAAGATCCGATCTCCCTCAAAAAGGATATTACAGTTATGACTAGCGATCCATTCCTGGACGGCAGGTTGGACTGCCATAGATAGACGGTCTGTCCCAGCGAACACCTCACCCTCTTCATACTTACCGAGGATATATAAATCACGCTCAGTGTTATACATAGCGGACACTAACTTAGCTGGTTCAATTGGTTGGAATACTTTGTTTTCCATATACTTACGAAACAAAGTAGTTTTACCTGTTCCTGGGCTCCCACCAACTGCAATAATTTTACGTGTTTTCATAGGGTTACTCTTTTTATAAATTGAAATCTCTTCTTTAGAAATATTAACTTTATCAATAAACATTTTTATCTTTCAATAACAACTTCATTTCTTCATCAGTGAATACCCACACACGACCAATAAAATGATTGACGTCAGTATCAACGTCATGTTTTTTAGTATAGGTAATCTTCTGAGCAATATCACGTGCTAGATTCTTGGCAATGTTCTCTTTGATTTCTTTAGCGAAATCTGGAGCAACTTCAGCCAACTTCATAAGTTCTTGAGCAGTAACTTTATGATCAATGACAAACCTATTCATTGAGTATGCGTCCAAGATGGATTCAATATCTCGTTCTGTTGTAACATTTGTAACATTAACAGCGTTAGCCATAACACCAATACTTGCCAGAGGAGCAATACCTCCATTAGAAACAGTCAGCGTATTTAAAACGTCATCAGGGTTCATATAAAATTCTCCAGTCCGATTAAAGGCATATCTTCATCTTCAAACATCCACTCAAGGTTATCTATTTTACCTGTATTTAAAAAGAAAGTAAACTTTTCTTTATCAATTCCTTTTTTGTTATCTAGACGCAAGTCAATAGTTTCATTTCTTGCATCCCACATAACATCCCAGTCAATACCATACCAACCATCTTTTTCGCACTGCATAATTTCTTCAGCTTGACGGTCTAGATAATAACCAAGATAGCGACCATGCTTTGCTCTAAAGATTTTCTTAAAAGAACATAAACATGTTTCCATAGTGA